GGAAAGCTTTTAATTGCTCCAACCACTCATTCTTTTGCGGCATCTCGAACCAGCCGTGGAGACTCTTGCCTCCTGTGTCAACCACTGCGTAAAGCTTCATTCGGAATAAATCACGCATAAGTTGGAACACCGCGCCGATCTCTGGCTTGGTAAGTACGTCCGACTCGACTACCAAATAAATCCTATGCTCAACTGTATCATTCGATCTGCTGATCGTGCCTTGCTTGTACGTTGCGCCAGTCGTGTACTGACCTATCGGTGCATCCAACTTCTTCCAATCCCAAGCTGATCGAAAGTTCTGCGGATGCCGACCGCTGTCCTTCACATCCCCGATCCAAATATTGTCAGCGATGTTGAACAGCGACAGGAACAAGTGATACTCGGCTTCTGGATCTTCCAGCTTCACTGGACTCTCCTCAAACATATCAGCAGGGTCCCAATTGTAGTGTGTCAAGTATCTCTGCCTATTTGACTCAGCAATCGTCCTGAGCCTGTCCAGAACCTCGGCCTCTGGATCTTTGACTAGGCGAATCGGTGCAGACGATCCAACTGACATAATATTGATCGGACGATACAGCGGATCGTTGAAGATTGCTTTGCGCAGCTTGCGGTTAGCCTCGTCCCGATACGGCGTGCAGGAAGTATGCCAGCAGAAAATAGTCGGCGCGCCATCTACAAACACAGTCGTATCCCTGACTCGTGTGTGGCTGGTATGTGCAGCCTCACCTGGGCATCTGCACAGACCATGATTCTCAGATTGCCAATCGACTTGACCTACGATCTCTTCAGCTTGCCGTTGTGCGGTTGTCATTTCCAGAGCCTGTAATTCAAGGCACAGTCAAATGCCAAATCAATTGCTGGAGGATAAGAATTATATTTCTTATGATCTGTTTGATTGTTCTTGTTCTCGTCACAGCAATCCAATCTAGCGGAACGGCCATTAAATTGAAAACCCCAGCATCCACAATCCACGCATTGACAGAACAAATATCCATAATCACTTCCATCGGGTCCATGCAGGCCATACCTCTCCCACACTGTTGATCCATAACCACTACACAAATCATCTTTATAGGCTTTTAATGATCCCAGAATAGTAATTGCCTTGTGTTCACTAAATGCATCAACTTTGCTTCGATCAAATTTTGATATGATAATATCATCCGAAGATGGCTTGATTTCTATATATAAATCTTTGTCAAATTTAGTTTGTTTTTGTATAAAGAAATCTGGCAAGTATCTTATTGTTTCATCTCCAATCTTTATTTCATAACCCTCTGGCTCGTATTCAAATTCAATACCAAGACAACCCAGAAATATGCCCCACCTAGCCTCGTTCCTTGACCTGTACTTAACCCCATTGAATTCGGTTTCTATTGCTTTTATTGTACTCATATTAAAATTCAAACTGGCTACTGATTCAAGAGGGGAACAACACACTATGCAGACACCCCGCCGCAGGATCTCCCTGCGTACCACATCGCCAGTTTGTTATTTGCCATCCAACTCCACCGCCTTCTTCGCTGCATCCACAATCATCTCTGCTGTGATGTTACGAAGAGCGTTACACCATAGTTGTGTCTTGGGTGTGCGGTTGGTCGCATCCTTGCACTTTGCTTGAGGCAACCCGCCCTGCGGTCTGCAAGGTGCATGTGGGCATACTTCCGGTGCAAACAGCGGGTAGGATTTTGGATAATACTTCACCCGATCATCTGGATGATAACTTCCCCAAAGGGATATGCAGGCCGTGTTCAGCCCCGCTGCCATGTGGTTGACTGATGAGTCTGGAGCAACGACAAAGTCAGCACCTTGCACAACTGGAAACAAACTGCGAATGCTTGACGTTGCGTTGAACAAGTCAATGACATTGGGATGGTCAATCTTGAAATCAAGACTGCGATCCAGCCCGACGATGACAGCGTGATAATCCTTGAACTCCTCAAGCAACGCTTCCACCGCCTTCTTGCCTAGCTGTGGCGGATAGGTTCTTGTAGGTCCAGAACTGCTGACGTGATAAACAAAATACTTATCTGGTAACGGCCATCTGCCCATCTTAATCAGCTCATCGTGGTCTGGTTGGACAACGTACAAGTGAGGTCGCTTATACTTCTCATCCACCCGCTTGACATCACCCACTCTGCCGGAGATGTCAGCCAGTATGCCTTCAGCACCCATCCATAAATAGATGCGGTCATAGTGATTGCCTGGACCAGTTCCAAGTTCTGTTCCTCCGACCTTGCCAGAAAACAAATCGTCAAGCGGGACGTGAGCGTCGTAAGAATCCCACGCCTCGGCTGTTGGCGGAAGCGGAAGAATCCTTGCACCCAGCCCAGCGTAGATAGGCATATTGCGAGCAGGACAGTAAATGTCCACGCCCCCACCCGAAGTCTCGACTAGATAGCGGATAATTCCGGTGGCCATAATCGCGTCACCAATTGCACCAGCACGATAGACAGCAGTTGTTCCACCCTCGGCTCGACCTGGGTAGTACGGCTTGATTCGGTGCGGAACTGGTACGGCATCATTGAATGGTGCGTTGACCAACTCGTCTGGTAGGATGTAGCTACAACGTGGCCACAACTTGTTATCGTCCACAATGTGGACTCCGTTAGTGTTATTGTTCCATAGTTTCATTGTGTTGCCTTTCTATTTAGATTTCTCAACTGCGTCAATCCTTTTCCCAATCCAAGCCATGCATGGCACGGCCATAGAGTTACCAAGAGCCTTGTAGCGTGGACCATCGGGGCATTGATCCGCTGGCTTGTTACGCCAAGGGATTAGGGTGTGGTCATCGTTAAAGCCTTGGAGTCGCTCACATTCTTTTGGCGTGAGCCTGCGTACTGCCATTCGATCCGCTGGGTTTATTACTCCACCAGTATGATTGATGTCTGATGCTGAAGACGATATAGACTGCGACTTATCTCCGATTGTTTTGTTGTAGCAATCGACTGCAACTGGTTCGGCAATCACATTGCTTGGTCTGCTTGGCCTATTCTCACCCTCTGCTCTGAGCGTTCCAGCCTTACTGTCCTCCATCCAATAGCCTTGACCAGACTCACGCATAGCAATTGCCACCTGATTGTCTCCCATCTCCTTCCGCAATGTCGGAGATAGTTCTTTAACAAATCTGCTTTCGCTGCCTTCTCTGGTTGCAATACCAGGCTCAAAGGCAATAGCCTCCTGCACCAACGGCACATTCCCACCACCAGTTCCGTATCGTGATACGCAACTAGGAGCGACATCGTGCGGGCCAGTTACTCGGCTGTCGTTTGGATGGTTCTCGTATAAGACAGCATGCTTGTCACCCTTAGTTAAGGTGGGGCAAGGATCGCCTGGCTTACCCACTCCAAGTCCATTGCCCTTTCCGTCTTGCTTGTTACCACGCTTGCCAGCGTTGCGTGTGGCTTGGTCGTGGATTGGGATGGCAACAGGTATGCATTTACCTTCATCAACATATTGGCTTCCAACTCCCTTGAAGTCTCTGGCACATAATGACCCTACAATTGATGATGTAACAAGATCAGTAGCATCCTTGTAATCCCTAGCCTTCATTGCTGATGCAGTTCCATCGTTGGCATACTCGCCAAAAGCCTGCATCCTGAATGCGTCTATTTTATCGCCGTCTCCAACGCCTGCTTCAACATCGGCGGCAACTCCTTGCCTCGTTTCTCGGCTCGGCGGAGTATCCCTGCACACGCTTTCGGACTCAAATAAAACCTTTGCGGCAAGGTTCCCTTCTCCAAGATGTGCGACAACGAACACACGTCTGCGTCTTTGGGCCACTCCGAACCATTGAGCGTCCAAGACTCGGTATGCCCACTCATACCCCAACTCCCCCAACGCTCCGAGGAAGGAACCAAAATCTTTTCCTCCGTTAGATGACAAGACACCGGGGACATTCTCCCAGACAAGCCATCGAGGTTTGAGACGTTCAGCGATTGCAAGATATGTAAGCATAAGGTTGCCTCTTGGGTCTTTGAGTCCTTGCCTAAGTCCTGCGACTGAGAAGGATTGGCATGGCGTTCCTCCGACCAGAATGTCAATTGATCCGCTTTGTATTTCCCATTGTTCATATTTACTCATGTCTCCTAAGTTTGGCACTTCCGGCCAATGATGCTTCAGCACCGCTGACGGAAATGGTTCTATTTCTGAAAACGCAACTGGCTTCCATCCGATAGGCTCCCAAGCCTTGGACGCTGCCTCTATGCCAGAACATACGGATAGGTACTTCATTGTTCTTCAATAATCTCCTTACAAATCAAAGCCGCTGCATCCACCATCGTAATTATCTGGATCATGTCGATGGCGTGGCCATGAGAAGCGCGATCCCTCTCCACAACCAGTTTTTCTCTGGCAGTGAGAAGGATGT